TAGTATCGAACAACTTTGGGAATTAGTAAGAGACTTGCAAGGATTACCTGTTCCAAATGGTGCAAATGATGTGGATTTGAGGGATTTAGTATGAACATCTTTTACCTAGATCGTGACCCTGTGATTGCAGCTCAGATGAGTTGTGACAAGCATGTGGTCAAGATGATCTTAGAGAGCGCACAGATGCTCTCTACAGCACATCGTGTCCTTGATGGTGATACATATGCAGATGAAGTAGGTCTGTACAAGTTGGCTCACAAGAACCATCCAAGCACAATTTGGGTGCGTTCCAGTGAGTTGAACTATCGGTGGTTGTGGGAACATTATGTTGCTCTAATGGATGAGTATACCTATCGTTATGGTAAAACACATGCCACATCCAGATTGCGTGATGCTTTGGATAAAACACCAGATAACATGCCCGCTATACAACTCACCGATACTCCTTGGCCTGCTCCACCTCAGTGTATGCCAGAAGAGTGCAAAGGTGATGACACAGTACTTGCTTATCAGAAATACTATATAATAGAGAAATCAAAGATTGCAAAATGGTCTAAGAAACGATCAGCCCCTAAGTGGTGGAAGGATAATTTAAATGGACAGGGAATCTTATTGGGATTACATGGCAAGAAGATTGCGTGAAGAAAATAATAAAATGAGTCCTATTGAAAATGATATGGCTAGTTTAACAAAAGCACATTATAATGTGCTGCAAAGATTAAAAGAAGTAACATCTATTAATTATGAATTAGAAGAAAAGATTGCTTACCTTAATGGTATATACCATGATGGTAATGGTGATCTTAAACAATTGGAGTTTGAGTTTTAATGCCAACATATACATTTTTAAATAAAGAGTCGGGAATAGAGTATGATGATATCGTTTCTATGGCAGAATACGATGAGTATATGAAGAATAATCCCAATATAGAACGAGTGTGGCATGGTTGCGGCCCAGCATTATCTGGAGATCATCTAATGGGAGTGGGGCCAAAGAATGATAATGCATTTAATGATGTTATGAGTAATATTGCACATAAGCATCCAGACTCTCCCATGGCTGATAAGTATGGTAGTGGTAAGAGTACTAAACGCCTTCAGGCAGAAAACATCTATAAAAAACATAAGGCGAGAAAATAAAATGTCATCAAAAAAAGTTAGTAAAGAAATTAGTACATCAAGTCTTGTTGATGTAAAACCTATCACGGATAATCAAAAAATTATCTTTGAAACTTGGAAGAAACATAAGAACCAATTTCTATTTGGTTGTGCTGGCACAGGTAAAACTTTTGTATCATTATATCTAGCTTTACAGGATGTTTTAGATTTAAAGAACCCAGCAGACAAGGTTATTTTGGTTAGGTCACTTATCCCTACAAGAGAGATAGGTTTTCTTCCAGGCGATGAAGAAGATAAGGCTGCATTGTATCAGGTGCCGTATCAGAACATGGTTCGTTTTATGTTCCAGATGCCTAATGAACAGTCTTTTAATAATCTATACGATAGACTCAAGTCACAAGGTTCGCTGTATTTTCTGTCAACTTCTTTTCTAAGGGGATTGACATTTGATAATGCAATCATTATAGTAGATGAATGCCAGAACATGAACTTTCATGAATTGGATACTATTATCACCAGAGTTGGACAAGATTCTAAAATTGTATTTTGTGGTGATTTTGGCCAGTCGGATTTACAGAGAACAAATGAGAAAAATGGACTACATGACTTTCTACGCATCTTAGAAGAGATGGAAGAGTTTAATTGCACAGAGTTCAACATTGGCGATATTGTTAGGTCTGGATTTGTTCGTAGTTATCTTATCAATAAAATTAAAATGGGTATAGGTGTTGAGTAATATTTATTTAAAACCAACCAAAGATGGTTGGCCAGAATTTAAAATGAAATCTCCTATTAAGGTTAAGGCCTTAAAGGGAACTAGTATCAAATTTTTTAATGATATACTTGAAAAAGATATTAGGGATGCTGGTGATAGATTGAATGAGAGTACTGCTGCTAAGTGTTATATGACTCGTTGGGATATGGATAATAACTACAATTCATTTAAGAAATTGGGGGAATTAGTAATAGCTCTCGCAAAGACAATACCACTTGCAAACGCAACAAATGAAGGTGGTGATCCTAGACAGTATGATTATAAGGTTGCTGATTCATGGGGGTTGATATATAATAAAGGTCAACATACAAAACCCCATCAACATTGGCCTCATGCGTGGAGTTTTACTTATTGTGTTAAGGGGTGTGAAAAGTGTTCTCCCCTTGTTTTTCCAGATTCATGCTTAAATATAGAAACTAAATGGGAACGTTTAAAAGTTGTTCCCCAAGAAAGTCAATTGATTTTATGGCCGGCATGGCTATATCATTCAGTTCCAAAACAGGAATGTAGTCATGAGAGAATTATGGCTGTCGGAAATTTAATAGTGGATTGGGAGAAAAGTTTAATACCTGTGACTGAACATAAACTTACTCCACCACCAAAGGGAGAATAATAATGGATTTAGAAAAATTACGAAAACAATTAGAGATTGATGAAGGTGTAAAATATGAGATTTACAAAGATCACCTTGGTTATCCTACTTTTGGGGTTGGCCATTTCATTTTGGAAACTGATCCAGAATACGGATCAGAAGATGGAACAGAGGTCAGTGAGTCTAGAGTCGTTGAGGCCTTCGAGCAGGATTGCAAAAACGTCTTGTCAGACTGCAACTCACATTATCCAGAGTTTGAGAGTTTGCCAGAAGAAGTTAAACAAATAATTGCGAATATGATGTTTAATATGGGCGGCCCAAGATTGAGTAAGTTCAAAGGTATGAAACGTGGTGTTGATTCTGGAGATTGGAATGCCGCAGCAGATGAAATGGTTGATAGTAATTGGTATCGACAAGTTACTAATAGAGCTGATAGGTTAGTTAATAGAATGAGGAATGTGTAAATGAAAAGTAAAATAATAATGTTATCTGGATTGTTAGTTCTTGGTGCGTGTGCGCCAACAATGAAAGTTCCATCCACTTATCAGGGATATGAATATATTGGATGCCATCAAGTTGGTAAAAATCCATCTGAAGATGGATCAGTTGCTATGGGGCCTTTTGGTTTAGACCCTATTGTAACTTTAAATACTATTTGGTTCAAACAACTTAATAGTGATGGTACTTTGCCTGAAATTAAATATATTCCATGCAAATCTATATTAGATGAACGTAAGTAAAGAACAAATAAATGTTTAATCATCTAAATGTGGAGTTGCCTTCTATAAATGCAACAAATTCTAATGGAGTGAGATTGTATCAAACACCAGAAGGAAATAGGTATCCATCGATTACAACCGTTCTGTCAGTCCGTAATAAAAAGGGACTGATGGAATGGCGCAAACGTGTTGGTAATGAAGTTGCAAATAAAATCGCAAGAACTGCTGCTGCAAGAGGCACAAAGGTTCATCATATGTGTGAAGATTACCTTAACAATATGCATATTGAATTGCCAGATAAATGGAAGGAACATGACAAACACTTTCTTCCTATGTGTTTATTTAATCAATTGAAAGAAAAGGCTCTTTGTTATATAAATAACATATATGCCCAAGAGTTAGGTTTATATAGTGATGAATACCAAGTTGCTGGTCGAGTAGATTGTATTGCAGAATACAAAGGTACTCTGTCTATTATTGATTTCAAAACTTCTACAAAAGAACGACTAGAAAAATATAATGAGAATTATTATATCCAAGGCTCTGCATATGCCGAAATGTTTGCTGAGAGGACAGGTATAAACATCAATCAAGTTGTTATACTTGTTGTTACAGAGGATGGAACTGTGCAAGAATTTATAAAACAGAAGCATGATTATCTTCCTCTTCTCACAGAAACCATTTTTGAATGGAGAATAAAAAATGAAAAAATTATCAATGATTATGGTAATTCTTCTGCTAGCGGCGTGTAAAACAACTGAATCAGCTGAACTAGAAGTTGTTAAAGAAGCTCCTATAGAGGAAACTAGTAAAGTAATAAACCCACTTGCAGATATAGAAATTCCAGCTATGCAAATTTATAGTAGTACTAAACCTGTGATGTGTGGAAGAATAGATTCTATTTTAAATAGGGTTTATGAAGAATATGGTGAGGTTCCTATGTTTGTAGGAGAGACTGATGTAAATGATGTAAACGAACAATCTATGGTCACATTAACATTTAATGATGTAACAGGAACTTTTACGTTTATGGAAACAATGCCAGTAGAAAGAAGATTATTTTGTGTATTATCATCTGGTAAAGCTCAATTTAAAAATAATTTAAAAACAGAAAGTGCATTGCCTTTATACTAAAAACATGGTATAAATATAATACAATTTGATGATACGAATTGAAGACTGAACTGGACTTGGGGGCAGTACCCAACGCCTCCACCATAAGCACAGTGTGATAACTCGTTATATCCACTCTGTTGCAACAGTGACGCTAAAGGACGAACTTGCTGTGCTTATGATGGGGGCGAAATAGGATCGACAGGCAGGGACAGATGAGTGGAGAATTGTCGGATGACTCCGTTATTGGTCAAAAACTATAGATGCAAACGATAATGTATCATATGAGGGTTTTGCACTAGCTGCATAATCTGTCGGGGTTCGGGAGATACCTAGCAACAGAAATCTCCCACTTTAATATTAAATAGTACTTGCCAATTAGATATAGTTGTGTTATACTTAGTAATAATAAGAATTTAAGTGACGGCAACCTATTGCTATATCGACACTTAATGAGTTTGGTAGTTCTCTTTATAGGACTAAAAACTACCATTTTAAAGGTTGGAATACTTTCAGCCTATTTGTAATGTTAAGGAAAACATTTAAATGACTATGACTACTACTACCCAGACTGCTAAAGTCGAAGCCGCACTTGTAAATGGTGCAGAACTAACCGCTAAACAGATTACATCACGTTATGGTGTTAAAAATGTTCGTGCTGTTATTAGTAAACTACGTTCTGAAGGTCTTTCGATCTATTTGAACAAGCGTGTATCGTCTTTTGACGGTGAGACATATATGAAGTATATGCTTGGTACACCAACACGAGCAGTTGTTGCTGCTGGTTATGCAGCACTACGCACAGCGTAATGTTTAATGTGTGGTGACATAATACACCCGTGGGGGGTCATGGTTAACCCCCCAACTTTTTATTATTGAGAGAATATTATGCCGTTAAATACATCTAAAACATTTTCACTTAACATCGAACATATTGTTCTTGAGAAAAGAATATCTCATATGGATGCTGTATTGTGGTATTGTGAACAAGAAGGTCTTGAACCTGATTCATTAAGGCCATTAATTTCAAAATCACTAAAGGAGAAGATCGAAGCAAATGCTAGAGATTTAAACTATTTACCAAAATGTGCTCAATTACCGATTTAGGTAATTGACATATTCACCAGATTGTAGTATTATAATCTTAACATTAACCCCATGTAATGGAGACTTCAAATGGAAGTAACTGTACATTTGGATGGCGATCCTACCATCCGTGAAGAAGGTTTTTTTGCCTCTAAGGTAAAAGACTTAGAAGATCAAGTTAAAGCACTTGGTTTTGATAATGCTGAGTTGGTGAAAACCAATGTTGATCTGAGAGATCAAGTTACTAAGCTTGCCTCTCGCCAACCAACTTGGCCAAAGGGATATCGCCCAAACAACCGTCCACGGCGATAAACAAGTAGATGGAATAGCTGGTATAGTTAAACGGTATAACAGTTGATTTGTAATCATCAGTTTGAGGTTCGATTCCTTGTACCAGCACCATTTCTAAGGTATTATTAATGAAGTATAAAAAAGAACTGTCATTCTTAACAAAGATTGGATGTAAAGAACTTCCACATTCGGATAGAACTTTGTATGATCATTTATATGGAACTGCTGAAATTCTTATAGAAAACAATAGGCCAGATTATGAAGTTAAAGGTGGACTATTTCATTCAATATATGGAACAGAGCGGTATAAGAAATCGGAAAAATTGAATATTACTAGAGAAAATATTAAAGAGTTACTTGGTGATACTTCAGAACAGATTGTATATATTTTCTGTAATCTAGAAGAAAGATGTCGTAAAATAACTCAGGGTGAAGAGATTGAAGATCAATACATTGAGAGTTTACGTTGGATAGAATATGCAAATCTATTTGAACAAAATAAGTATAATCCTGTATTAATTCCTCTTAGGATTCGATTGGGTATATTTTAATGGTTGATCTTAATTTTAGAGAGTTATTTCCTAGTCCTTTTGCTTTTGCTAATTTTGGTGAATCTGCAAAAGGTCTTAATAAAAAGTTGGTTGATGATATTAACAATGAGATGGCCAATTATCAACCTCAAACACAAACAAGAACATTCGCAATAAATGAATGTGGTTGGCAATCTGGTCACTTAGAAACTAAATATGAAAGTTTTAAAGAGATAGGTGCTGCAATTCAACAATGTGTTCCCCCCATGCTAACTCATAGTGGTGCAGAAGAAGATTATGCTGCAAAATTAAAAGTTTCTGGTATTTGGGGTAATGTTATTTTTGCTGCTGGTGGATTTTCGCAACCTCATGTACACGGCGCTGGGGATAGTTTGTGGACAGGTGTTTACTATCCAGCTGGTCCAGAAACAGAAGATTTAGATGATTTTGATTCAAGTAAACATATAGTTGGAGAGACTACCAAAGGTAGCGGCAATCTAGTTTTAAAAGACCCATCATTTATACAAAAAAGATTAATTAGGTTTCCTTGGAGAACCAAAAAATATTATGGTGCTTCTGTTAGTGTAATTCCAAGGGAATCCTTACTTGTAATGTTCCCAGTTTGGATTGAACATTATGTACAACCAGTGACAGATAATACTAAGAGGTATAGTATCTCTTTTTCTATACTAAAACCATAAGTCAGGATTTATTAAAATAATGCAAGTAAAACTAATTTCACATTCTTTTCCATCAAGACAAGAATTCCAAGAACCAATAAGCTTAGAAGAATATCTAGGGCAGTTTCAAGATTTGATTGCATATTGTGCTCGTGTATCTAATCCTAATAATCAGAACAATAAGGATACCAACGATAAACTGATCAAGTATCTTATCAAAAACAAACACTGGTCGCCTCTAGAGATGGTCAGTGCATGTATAGAGATAGAGACAACGAGAGATATTGCAAGGCAGATACTACGTCATCGATCTTTCTCGTTTCAAGAGTTTAGCCAACGTTATGCTAATCCTAAAGATCAAGGTGATATGTTTGAGTATAGTGAAGCACGATTACAGGATACCAAAAACAGGCAGAATAGTGTTGAAGTTCAGAATGTTGAACTTCATCACCAATGGATTGATGCTCAAGAAGAAGTAGCTACACTTGCTAAACAGAAATACGATTGGGCTATTGAAAATGGCATTGCCAAAGAATTAGCTCGTAAAGTATTACCAGAAGGTAACACTGTATCTCGCATGTACATGAACGGAACTCTCCGTAGTTGGGTTCACTACATAGAATTGAGGTCAGCGAATGGTACTCAAAAAGAACATATGAATGTGGCGCAAGCTTGTGCAGTAGAAATTGCAAAGATTTTCCCACTTATTGGAGATATATTAAATGACTGAAATTCCTATTTTCCCAGCTGGTGTATTGAAGATATACCAAAACCCAAATCCACCAAAGATTCCTTCTATGGATGAATTTGAGTTTAACCAACAAGCAATTACAAATCCCGATACAACACAGTTCAAGGATACCCCTAACATCATTGATCATGAAGGCCTTGCTGATCTAAGGACATGGTTATATGAATGCACTAAAGATTACCTTGACAATGTGATGACTTTAGATCATCGTGATTTCTGGATTCATGAGAGTTGGTTGAACAGTGCAGACCCAGGCAGTCAACAGAGTATGCACAATCATGGCAATTCTCTTATCAGTGGTGTGTATTATGTCAAGTCTAGTCCAAAGCATCCACCTCTAGTGTTTGAGAAGATGCCGTCAAATAGTGATCCATTTTTCTCACTGAGAAAGCACTACAGTAAAGCAAATGTAAACTTTACTAACAAGATTGCTATGCCTTGTACAGAGGGTTCATTGATCATGTTCAACTCATATCTTTTTCATGGTTTCTCACAGAATGTCACAGATGAAGCAAGAATCAGTCTTGCGTTTAATGTGCTTGCAAATCTATCTGAACGTGACGCATATAAGCTTGACTTTGTGAAGAATGAACGGTGGTTAGATGATGCGCCTGTAAGTTACACAGTAAGCACTGATGGTGCGTCTGGTAAGATTGACAGAAGGATGAGTAAGTGAACTCTGTAATTATTGGTAATGGTGAATCTAGGTCATGGTTCAATCCAGAGATTAAAAGAGAAGAGTGGGTGGATATTGAAACATGGGGATGTAATGCGGTCTATCGTGAAGCATCTCCTGATCATATCGTTGCAATGGACTATGCAATGCAGCAAGAGATATATGATTCTGGGTATGCACTAAAAAATAATTGTTATTTTGCAAATTGGAATGTAGTTCCATCTGAAGTTGCAGAAATGACTTTAATGGGATATGATATTCCACAAGAATTTATTCATAGAAATAATAAACAGACAGAGCAGTGTGTTATACAAGGAAAAGACCCTAACACATTGAAAGAGAAAATTGAGATTACTATAAAGAAGTTTCCAAATTTAGATATAAAAGACTTGACGTTGAAAATGGAAAAAGACGTTGGAATCTGGATTACATATGTAGAGGAAACTGACCAAGTGACTCCTATTGTTGGCCTTAATGGATACTCTACAGGTAATGCTGCAATGTCTCTTGCGTGTGAGTCTGGTTCAAAGAAAGTATATATGTTAGGATTTGATTTAAGTGCATACAATGAAGATTTGAATAATATCTACAAGGGAACAGACAATTATTTTCCTAGTGGTACAAAGGGATTCAACCCTATAAATTGGATAGACCAAATGCAAGCTATTTTTACAAAATATGATGACGTTGATTTTTATTGGGTTGATGCTATCGATAGGTTTGGCCAGAAAGATTTTTTCTATACTGGAAAGGACGGCGCCAAGAATATGATAAACTACATAACGAAAGAAGAATTTTGCCAAGAACTAAATTTAAAATACATATAAATACGAAAGGGTATTGACTTTATACATACATTATGTTATATTTAAACATACTTAAACATACGCAAACATAAGGAGACATAAGAATGTCATTTGCTGCACTAAAAAAACAAAATAGTCTTGATTCACTATTGGGCGCTGCCCAAGCAGAATCAGCACCACAAGAGAAGAAGTCCTATGTGGATGAACGACTCTGGAAACCTACGATGGATAAATCTGGTAACGGATATGCCGTCATTCGTTTCCTTCCAGCGGTTGAAGGTGAAGACCTTCCTTGGGCAAAAGTCTGGAACCATGCATTTCAAGGCCCTACTGGTCAATGGTATATTGAGAATTCTCTTACTACCATTGGACAGAACGATCCTGTATCAGAAATGAACTCTGCATATTGGAACTCAGGTATTGAATCTGATAAGGAAATTGCTCGTAAGCAGAAGCGTAAGTTGCAATACTTTGCCAACATCTATGTGGTAAGTGATTCTGCTAATCCTCATAACGAGGGTAAAGTGATGCTCTATCGCTTTGGTAAGAAAATCTTTGATAAGGTTATGGAAGCAATGCAACCCGCCTTTGAAGACGAATCTCCTATCAACCCATTTGATTTCTGGGGTGGTGCTAACTTTAAGTTGAAGCTTCGTAAAGTAGATGGTTATTGGAACTATGATAAATCTGAGTTTGAGGGAGTTACACCACTCTCTGAAGATGATGATGTTCTAGAAGGCATCTATAAGAGTCAGTATCCTCTAGTTGAGTTTACTGCTACCTCCAACTTCAAGTCCTATGATGAGTTGAAGACTCGTCTGGACATGGTTCTTTCCGGCACAGTTGCTGCAAATACTACGGTGCAGACGCTGATGGAAGACGAACCAACTGCTACTCTTACGGTTGATACCAAAGAGTCTCCGGCCCCAAAAGTGGCCGTATCAGCAGATGATAATGATGAAGATGACGCAATGTCATATTTTGAGAAGTTGAGAGATGAAGGTTAAGGTAAATATACCACCTTAGTTCCAGACGCCCCCCACTGAGAAATCGGTGGGGGGTTTTCTTTTTCACTGGTACATGTTTAAACATTATTCTCCAAACTCATAATTATACATTTCAATATCTTTCTTATATTTTTCATAAACCATCATTATAGTTGTGTCATTATAATATTCTGTATAGAAATTGTGTTTTGATAAATTTATTTTAAATATTTTCGGTTCTTCGTTTATTCCAACTAATTTAAATATTTTATGAATTTCTTCTTCATAATTTTCAAATCGAGCAACGTAATCTAAGCCAGAATACCAAACAGATTGTTTTTTGCATAACAGACAATCATTTTCATTCATTACATGATTTTCTACAAAATCTTCAAATGTTGTTTTTGCGTAGTCAAATGTATTATGGATAAATTCTGATCCG